AATATTCAATTATGATAAATAATATTTAATGATGATTTAATGATGATTTACATTATTAATTGTAATTTACATAAATTATAATTTATGATGTGGTCATCATAATTTCTTAATATGCCTCCCCCAATAAACAAAAATGAGGTTTTCTAAATTGGTTGATTTTGATAACTACATCTATTTTGTTGTCAATAAAACTGATGACGAAAAAGACAGCGATGAAAACCATAACATTGCCGGTGCACTAATTTGGTATTCCGCACTAGCGTTGATCTTTGGTGGAGCAATTTATTTGTTTAATATAAATTAATTTGGGCAATGTTATGATTTATTTAAAAGTTGAATATTTTTTACTGGGAACAAATCTTATTATAAGTTGGCTTCTAACATATATTTACGAAATGACACATTTTGAAGAATCCTGGACAAGTGCAAATTTCAACACATTTGATCCGATAAAGTATTTTACTGAAAATGGATACGACTATTTCAGAGCTGTTACGAAAAATGAATATGAAAAATACGATGATGCAGAAATGTTAAATGAAAATTTTGATAAAAATGGAAAGGTATACTACGTAAAAAAGTATACTATTAGTAATAGTTCTAATAATGTAAATAATGTTCACAGAGATTGTAAAAAATATTTTATTGTTGCAGTGGAAGATGTACCAGAAGAAGAACTAAAACTACTTAAAAAATATTGCCAATGCCGGTATCATTTGACAACAAAATTGTGGCCATTTTTTCCTTGTTCTTGTTGTGTTGGTTGTTGCGACACTCCATTTCCTGAACAATATGTAATTAAAGAAACGCGCAAATATATTAAATCACTCCAACAGTATCCAAATTGGGAAGAAATGGGAAGATTGGATAAATTGAGAAGATTTAAAAACCGCAATGATTTTATTATAAAGTGTTGTTTTCTTTTAGTTTGCTTTTTTGTAATTGTGTTAGGAATAGTATTGAAAAAAATGTTATTCTGAATTAATTTATTTATTTTAATTTATAAAACAATTTATGTTATTAATTTACAGTTTCATCATCAGCAACTGAATCTGTATCACAGTCATCTGAAACTTTGCAATTAGCATATGATTCTTCTTCATAGTTATTTTCTTCTTCTGGAAGTTCTTCATCAGGGCGAAGATCATCATTTTCATCGTCTTCAAGTTCTACCACTTGAATATTGAAAGATACGTTATTTTTTTTGGATTTTTTCATTTCCTTGAGTTCGTTTTCATATTCATCAACAAGTCTCTGCATTTCACAAACGCATTCATTACAATCACAATCATCACAATCACATTCATCGCAATTACATTCATCACAATTACATTCATCACAATCACATTCTGAATTACAATCACATTCATCACAATCACATTCTGAATTACAATCACATTCATCACAATCACATTCTGAATTACAATCACATTCATCACAATCACATTCTGAATTACAATCACATTCAGAATTACATTCATTGTCCTCTGAATCATCACTACAATTACAACCACATCCGTGTTCATCACAATCTTCTACACAATCTTCTGCACAATCTTCTGCACAGTCTTCTGTACAGTCTTCTTCATCATACTCGTTACAATTTGAATTTACAGGGGATGCATTTGGACCTCCACAATTACATCCATATTCAATATCACATTCAATGTCAAAGAAGTTATTTGGACTTGAGGCAACATCAACTGCAAGTTCCATTATTCTAGATGACATACATTCTGGACATGTGTTCATAGAAATATGCTTCAAAAATTGAGCAAATCTCATTTTAAATTTTTGTTGTTGAATTCTCATAGCATCTTGAGAAGCTTCAAATCCAGTTTCAAATCCCTCAGAAAATCCGTCATGTCTTCCTGCAATATAACCACTTTCTGCACCAGATTCTTTTCCTCTACTGTAAGCCTTTTTGTAACCTTTGTCATATCCTTTATCATATCCTTTATCGTATCCTCTATCGTATCCTCTATCGTAGTTTGACATGTTTTTTATATTTAATTTGTTTAATATTTGGTACTTTTTTAGAGAATTTTAATTTCAATTTTTAAAAGAATTGTCAAGTGAATTGCCAAGTGCCCTCTTATATTTTTAATTTCTAATGGAGTCAAATTGTCTACCAAAATATTATGGTTTCTTGTTTTATAAGAACGTCAGTTGTAAGATTTATCGTTGGTAATACCAGTTTACCACAAAAGGATGTTAAACTGTCATTATTGACAAATTACTAAAGAATTTGGTAATACCAGTTTACCACAAAAGGATGTTAAACTGTCATTATTGACAAATTCTAAAGAATTTGGTAATACATAGTTTGTTATTATGTGTATGAAGAAAAAATAAAATAATTAATTTGCCTCCAATACTTTTAAAATTTTTGACCACATTGAATTGTCTCCCCAACATGTATTCATTATACATATTGACATTACGTCATCACAATCAAATATTTTGGCATTAACATCATCCAAATATTCATTTATCAACATATTGTTACATGAACAATGTGTCCAAAAGAATGGTATTCCATTATCTTCATTTGTTATTTGATGAAGCGTTCTGTTCTTTATTTTTCTCAAATAATCTTCTGTCGGAAATTCATTGTTTATAAACGTTGCAGTTACCAATGAATTTTCTAAGCTACTTGCTTTAAAATCTTTATTTTTTTTCTCTGTAAATGTTTTGATAAGTTTTTCACCTTTTGTAAAATCTACTGAATAATTAACGTCAATTAAAATATGTTCGTCTTCAATAAACTCATCCATTAGTTTAAGAACAGTACTTTTTCTTGTGTAACCATTAACAAATGAACGCTGTAGAAATGTTACCCCGTCACACTTTTTGTAATTATCTATGGATCCTGGTTGCGAACATGTAGTAAAAAATCCCAAAATGTTGTACTTTATAATTGAATTTTTAATAGTGTTGTGCTTTGGATCTGTAAGTTCATATAATATCGGTTTACTGCGATACTCCACAAGACCTGTTACACATTGTGGTTGGGTTTTTAATACATTTTGACATATTAAACTACCCAAATAACATACATCACTAAAATTATTTACATTCTTCCATAAACTATTTTCCAGTTTAACTGATTCATTGGTTTCTGATTCATTGATTTCTGATTCATTGATTTCTGATTCATTGATTTCTGATTCATTGATTTCTGATTCATTGATTTCTAATTCATTGATTTCTGATTTATTGGTTTCTGATGAGTGTGTTGAAATTGTATCACAATCGGATTCGTTAGAATAATCGTTTTTGTATGACACCATATCATTAATGTCCAAAGTGTCCTCTCCCAAATTAAGCCAATATTTTTTAATTTTAAATATTCCCTTGTTTTTCTTGATATTTTTGGAAAGCAATGTAATATTGTTTGATAATTTCTCATATGAGTTACTGTGATTAACTATTTCTTGTAATTTGTCAGATAATGCGTATTTGAAATCATGAAAACAAACTCTTCCATCATCAAACCCATCACTATATCCATTATCATTTCCATCTTCATAACCCTTTTCGTTTCCACGTTTGTATCCATCTTTTACGCCGATCAAGTATCCCTTTTGATAGTCGCTAATTGTTTCACAAAAAAATATTGCGTCGTCCATTTGGTGCTAAAATTGTAAATATAAATAAATATATTTATAGTTTAATGAAAAAAAAATTCAATTTTTTTAAAAGAAATAAGGAAAATTATCATTTAATTGCTAAAAATCAATACATGTGTAATTTATTATTTATATAAGATGTATTTGATCTAATTTATTTTTGTAGATAATATATGGGTTACAACAAATTAATCATAAAACATCACTCCATATATGATCTTTGATTGTTTTTTAATTGATTATTATTAGAACAATTTGTTTTAATATATGAACTACATAAATTACATATTTTTTCTCAATCAATTAATAAATTTTTATAGGAATACTTTTTTCCTTTCTTGAAAACAAAGTTGCACATGCATTGGGGATATATTGATGCATTACAGACCCAAAATAAAAATTGATTTATTAAAATGCTGTTGATATTTACTTAAACATAATACAATACAATATTTTACTTTAATTTAATACATGAGTGACTGTATTGGAGTTACAGACCAAAGAGAACTATGCAACAAAAGACTGAAAGAAGATAATGTTGGAATTTTTTGCAATGCACATAAACATCAGGAAAAATTCTCTAAAAAAGTATTGAAAGAAATTTTAAATGGAACAAATATTGAATACAAAAATTGTGGTCATTGCAAACATTGGCACAACGAAGAAACTGCGATGTGTTTATCATGCCTTGGTTATTATAATGAACAAAATAAAAAGAAAAAACTTAAAAAAGGCAAATTATGTAAAGGAATGCAGAAAAATGGTGAACCGTGTAATAAGACTAGTATTAATGATACACTGTATTGCTATGATCATAAATACATGATAAATTATACACAAGATATGCTCGATAATATGAGATATTGTACAGGAAGTTGTAAAAGATATATTTATATTGAAGGAGAATTTAAATCATGCCAATATTGCAGAGACAGAGGTAAAAATGATCGTGAAATTGCTAGGAAAGAAAAAGTTAAAACTCACAGTAAATGCTTGACATGCGAAAATCCAGAAAATTTGAAACTTGGCAATGGATATTGCGGAAAATGTGATGACGTTCAAATGAAGAAAAATGCAATTATAGCATCTGGTAAAAAGGTATGTTCTAGATGGCATCACGATAAAGGATGTTTAGAAGCACTTGAAATGAACGATCCTTACTCAATTTGTGTTGTTTGTAGAGGTGTTGATGCTAAAGCTGACAAAATTAAAAGGGATGATGTTAAGAACAAATCTAACAAATTAGATAATGAAAATGAAGAGTTGTTGGAGCAAGTTGAAGACTATTTTGATGAAGAACATGAAAATAAGAAATTAAAAACTAAGGTCACTAAAGTTTCTAAACTTATGAATGTTGACCTTAGTGATTTTAATGATGAAAATATTGATGGTTCTGATAACGAAGCGATTGACGCAATAATTGAAAAGACATTCAAAATTTGCACTCACAAAAATTGTACATGTAAAGGGGATAAACAACCAATTACAAATTTTTGTGGCCCGCATGGTGAAATAACTGCACATTGTAAAGATTGTAGAAACAAAAACAAATTATCGTCTGCTAATCGAAAAAGAAAGCCGTATGTTGTGGACCCTGAAAAACTAAAAGCAAAATACGAAAGACAAAAACAATATAGACAAAATAATAAGACACTAATGGCTGTAAGAGACAAACTTTACAAACTTATGGAAAAAGAGAAATTGGGCGAAGATGAATATTTCAAAAAGAAAGCACAGGAAGCTAAAGAATATCGAGAAAAGAACCATGAACGTGTAAGATTGATGGAAAATATTAGAAACGCAAAATTTGAGGCTCGTGTAAAAATTTACAAAGACAGTGCCAAGGCTCGGGGAATTAAATGGTTATTTGATGAGTCAAATGATAAAGATATTTCTAAACTTGAAATTTTAATAAAATCATATTGTCATTATTGTGGAGAAATGAACAATAACAAATTAAATGGATTAGATCGTGTCAATAACAATGGAAGTTACTGTTTTGAAAATGTTGTTTCGTGCTGTGAAATATGTAACTTTATGAAGGGTGAACTTACATATTTAGATTACAAAAAAATAGCAAAACATATAATAAGCTATGTCGTTAATCTTCTAGATTTTTCTTGTCCAGATTTATTTAAAAATAGAGGGGGGTCATTTTTTTCAGAATATGTAGAGAGAGCAGAAGAATATAAAAAACTTAATTTTGCACTTGATAAATTTGATTTTAACTGTATTCAGGTTTTAAATTGTTACATGTGTGGAAAGGAAACAAATGATCAACATGTCAACGGAATCGACAGAATTGATAATTCTATTGGATACAACCATGATAATTGCTTACCTTGTTGTGGTACATGCAATTACATTAAAAACAAATTTTCTATTGAAGATGTCTTTAGAAAATTGTACAAAAATGTATGTAGATTTGAGGGATTGCCTATTGGCAACATTGATGAATTGTATGAAATAGTTCAAGGACACATAGATTCCGAAAAAGAATATGTCAAGATGGAAATTAACTCAATCAAACAATTTTCTTATAGTAACACTCAAGAAGTTGACACTTTCAAAAATGAAAATATTAAACCAGTAACTATTAATCAAATCTCTGATGAAAAACCTAAAAAAATTTCGAAGAAAAGCATTGTGGTTGATGATCAGAAAAATAAAAAAAGTGAAAATTTCGTCAACAGTAAAGAGGTTGAAATTGGCGAAAAGCCGAAGAAAATTTCAAAAAAAAATGTGTTGATTGAAAAATTGAAGGATGTTATTGAGGAGAAGAAGTTAAATGATGAAGTTGTAGAGTTAGACAAGATTAATGTTTTAAAAACTGTTGGAATAAATCAAAGCACTATAAAAAATAAACTAACCAAAGAAAACAATATTGAAAAATATGGTGAGGAGGGATACAAAAGTCTTGACGCGCTGAGACAAAAAAAAAGTTATTATTCAAAAAGAAACGATTTGGAAATGGTTACAAAAATTGAAAAGGAAATCAATGAAATAAAAGACGGAGCAATTGTTCATAAAAAAGTAAAGTTAACACCAAAACAAAAGACAGCAAAAAAAACTTTACAAAAGCAAAATCAACGCAAACAAGAAATAGAAAAATATGGGATTGGTAATATTCGCAAGAAACGTGCCGAAGAAAGACAAACCCAGCGTACAAAAAAAGAACAATTAAAAAAAGAAGAAATTGATTTCGATTCCGATTCCAATTAGTTTATAAAATTACATAAATTTAAATTATTTTATGTAATTAAATGATCACAACGATAAAATTATTATCACAATTAATAATACATTTGTCTGTCGCCAAACCTCACAGACCTAATTTGAATATGCTACCCCAGCCATGCCAGCCATCATTCTCAAAATATTATAATTGATAACAAAGATATATACAATTGTTCCAGTGTAGATATCAAATGTTCCTGATCTGTTGGCAGCCAAGATATCAGCTACCTTGTAAACCAATCTTGCAGTGTCAATTCTGGACATGTTGCAGGTACCAGTTGGTTGATGTTGTTCTGGGTGTAGACCGAAGGAGTACACGTTAATACCATCAGCTGGAGTTCTAGTGTGGTGAGCATTAGGCTCCAAGTAGTTGAAGTAGTTTCCAGTTTGTTTGGCAAATCTGTCGTGTCCGTTCAAGGTAATGTTTCCTTCAGTTACCATATTTCCTTTACCATCGAGTCTCAAACCGTAGTTGTTCAATTGTACAACAGAGTAATCACCTGATTTAGCAGCAGCCAAACGGTAATCAGTCATTTTACTAATTGGTACAGACAAGTCATCAAGAGTCAATGTGTGGCCAGCAACTGCAACTGAAAATGTGAATGCAGTAGTTGATGTAAATGTCATATCAACTGACACAGTTCCAAGTTTGTTTGCAAGATTTACACTTCCAATAGTTAATGGGTTAGTCAAAATATCAAATGTGTTGCTGGACGCGGATGTAGAATCAATAATAGTAAATCTAAATGTAGATGAACCAACTGCAATTGCAAAGATTGGATCAGTTGTACCTCTTCCTGTTACTTGTGTAATTGTTCCACCATTTGTAAATGAGTTAGTTACTCCAACCATACTTCTAGCAAGATTTTCAGCAGCCAATTGCAAAGCATCTTTCCAGTCAGAATTTGCATCGCCATTGCTATATGCCAAAAATGTGCTTCCGTTAGCACCGTTGAATGCACCACATCTGTGAGCCCAGATCAATTCCTTACATGGGTGATTGAAGTTCAATGAGAACTGTTGGTTGGTTGTGGCAGCCAAGTTTTGTTCGTTCAATTGAAGTTGTTCAATCAAGTATTCGTGTCCGACTTGAGCAAATCTTCTTCTTTCTTCAGAGTCAAGGTAGATGTAATCAATCAAGATTCCAGAGCTTCCAAAACTGTAGTTACTGAATTTAGGAGCAGAATCAGATCCAGTTCCCTTGGTATATACAACCAAATTGGACATTGATTCGTATTCAATGTTGATTCTTACATCATGGTATTGCAAAGCAATCAATGGAAGAGCCAAACCATAGTTTCTGCAGAACCAGAATTGGAATGGAGTGTAAACATTTGCACCTCCAGCAATGGTTGTTGCCAAAGTGGTTAGTTCTGGTACATCACCAATCAAGTTATCATAACCACGTCTTTGACTTGAGGTGTGGGTCAATTCGAACCAGATATCAAGCCATACACCATAGTGTTTATCAATTGCCGAACCACCAATTTGGACTTCAGCGTTCTTAATCAAAGCATGACCAAGTCTTCTGACCCATGCAACTTCACCATTAAAGTTTGATGAGTTAGTTGGTTCCAATGCAGAAAGAGATGTTCTGTGATAGGTTTTAGCCATCAAATCAGCACTTCTCTGAATTTGCACTGAAACACGACCTCCTGGTTTAGCTGTTTCAATTGGAATTTCAGCGCATTCTGCTGAAAAGTTAGTATGTCTTCTATAGACAACTTTAAATAAAGTAATTTGAGGATTTCCAGTCAAATAGACATCCTGTGCGCCATAGGCAACTAGCTGCATTAATCCACCTCCCATTTATGAGTATATCTATTGACGAGAAAAAATTTTTGTTTTTCATTGGACCACTCAAACACGTTAATCTTATATGATATGGGTATATAAATTCACCAAAAAAACGTAACATAACACTATCCTCGTTACATTTCAAAGCATTAAAAATATTAATTTTAAACGTTTTGAAATAAAAATATTCTTTTCCAAATAAAAAAATTTATTAAAAAAATTCACCAAAAATTCATCAAAAAATTTATTTCAAATTTAAAATGTTGTCAATCATCTCTTTAGATGAAATAATTTTTAGCTTGGTTTCTTTTTCTATTAAACCAATCATATCCTTATTGCGATTTTGTTTGTATTAATCCAATCATATTCTTATTGCAATTTTTCCTCTTAGAAGTTTTAAATATACATATACATATAATTACTTAAGGATCTTCGGATATTATATAGTAATATAAACCCGTTCGGATGTCATCATGGAAAACCAGACCAAGTAAACTAAAGTATAGAACCGAAGTAACAACTTTAGACGAACTGCATAAGAATTTTATGTCAGACTTTGGATCAAACAAAATGTCAATACCACAAAAACGAAAAAAAATACAGTCTATAACAAAGAAAATAGAAAACTTAGACAATACATACCAAGATTACCTCTCCCAAAAATCAAAACTAAAAACAGATATTAAAAAATTGGAAGGAGAAATAAAACATTCTGAAGGAGAATCAGAATACTTAGAATATGTAAGCAGAGCAGGTGATTTACTAATAAATTATTATAACATTACATCAGGAATTTATTACAATTCTGACAATATGGTAGAATCTGACAATGTTACTGATTTCGCTAGGGATACCCCTAGTAATAATTTAACCGATACATGCTCAGAAACATACACAAATTTAAAGAAACAAATAAAAGAAGTGGATAAACTAAAGGAACTAAATAACCTTAGTAAAGCAAATAGAAAAATTAAAAAACCTGTTAAAAAAAGAAGAATTGCTCCTACCACAACAGTAAGCAAAAATATATTTCAGTTTTTGGACGTTAAAGTAGAGAGTGACAAAATAAAAAGTATTATGAATGATACGGAAATAATTTTAAATAGAGCAACACTTCAACACAAGTTTTTAATGCTTGTTGATAAAGAATATGCATGTGAAAAAGTAAAAGCAGATAAAGTAGTTTATTGTACAAATTGTAAAATAGAGAAACTATTAATTCAATCAGAAGGATGTTATGTATGTAAGGAGTGTGGTGATTCAGAAAATGTGATAATGGAAAGTGAGCTACCGAGTCATCGAGAATTAGCAAATGAAAAGCAAAAGTATCCTTACAAAAAGATAAACCACTTGAAAGAAAAACTTAACCAGTTCCAATCAAGAGAAAGTGCTGATGTACCAGATGAAATTTGTTGTACGGTTATGATGGATTTACGTAAAAATAAAATTAATCCTCAAAGGTGTACTCCGTTGGTAATAAGAGGTATTTTGAAAAAACGTAAACTAACAGATTGGTATGAGCATTTGCAACAAATTTATAGCAAAATTTCAGGAAATCCTCCAATTACTTTATCGAATGAAGTAGAAGAGACGATAATATCAATGTTCCAAGCAATGCAAGAATCATTTAGAAGACATTGTCCTCAACATAGATCAAATTTTCTCAGCTACTCGTACGTATTAAACAAAATATTTAAAATATTATTAATGTCAGAACACTCAAAATATTTTGGATTACTTAAAAGCAAAGAAAAACTCAGAGAACAGGATATAATTTGGGCTAAAATTTGCAGAGATCTTGGCTGGAAATTTCATTCTTCATTCTAAACCAATCTAATTTTAAGGTTGTGATTTGTTTAATTATTTATATTTTCTAATATTATTATGCAAATATTAGAAAAATATAATAGAGAAATTCAAAAAATAATAAAACTTTTTATTATGCTCATTTCATCATATTTTATAGTTTATACAACAGCCCCAGATATGAGTTACAAAGATATTGGTAGAATTATAATAATGGTAACATTTGTATTTATGATAATTGATACTTATTACCCAAGTGTTGACTACGAATAAATTTTAATCGAAACCAAATCTGATTTTAAGGTTGTGATTTGTTTAATACACTTAAGAAAATGGATTATAAATATAAACATAAATTTAATGGAATTACAAGAACAAGTTAATGAACAAGTTAATGAACAAGTTAATGAACAAGTTAATGAACAAGTTAATGAACAAGTTAATGAACAAGCTAATGAACAAGCTAATGAACAAGTTAATGAACAAGTTAATGAACAAGCTAATGAACAAGCTAATGAACAAGCTGTGGAACAATCTTTAAAAATAATAGATGACTTGGAATCACAAGATTTTGAAGTGGAAACAGAGGAAGCAACATCTAGAGTGAGTACTAAACAAAGTTCTGAAGTTTCCGAAGAAAAATTCAAATATACAAAAATAGATACTTTAGATGAGGATCCTGTAATTTCTGGGCAAAAATTTGCGTGTATATCATTTATTTCTCCTGAAGGAATTATGAACTGCAAAACAAGAGGATTTAAAGTTAGGGGAGTGTTTGGCTCACTAGACGAAGCAAGATCTGCATGTGCAAAATTTCAAAAAATTGACAAATATTTTGATGTGTATGTATGTGAAGTCGGAAAGTGGTGTCCGTGGGATCCGACTCCACAACAAGTCAAAGAAACAGTATACGACAAGAAATCTCAAGGCAAAGTAATGAAAAGTCTGCAAGAAAAGGAGATGAACAATTTGAATGAAATTGTTGGTCGCCAAAAAGAAAATATTGATAAGGCAAAACCAGCTCACAAGAAGAGAGTTGCAGAGTCAATTAAGGAAAATATTAAATCAATGAACGAACAAAAGGAAGATGAAAAAAATTATGTAGAATCCCAAAAAGAAAAAGATGAAAAGATTGCAAGAACGAATGGAAGAAAAACAAATATTTCTCAATCTCAAAAAGGAAGAGAAACTGTAAGAGAAAGATTACGAAGGATTGTCGATGAAAAGGAAAAAGCTGCTTTAAATGGTGATACAAATCCTCCAAAAGAAGAAACAAAATCAAGTTTTAAAAATTCTAAATCTAAAAATACTGTTAATCCAGAAAACCCCCTTAACGAATCACTAGAATTACGACAAGAAAAACTAAAACATGAATTTCAAAGAGTTAACGAAAAAGAGGAAAACTTAAATAAATTAAAACAATCAACTACAGAAGTTGACGACAAAATTGCAAAAATGAAAAATTTCTTTAATGAAAAGAAACTTCAACGTGAAGCGTCTAAAAGAGATTAATTTGTTTAATAATTATAAAATATATTATTTGTGGTAATATAACATAATACAAATAAATAAATGACATCAAAATTTTTAATGTTGGGACTAATTTTTCTCGGAATTTTATTTATAACAATAAGCTTAGTACAAAACTCAAATAAATGTCCTGAAGCCAAAATAGTTTACAGATACTTGCCAAGATCGTTTGAAGAAGAACAAAGTGAACCAGTTTATGTTTCTGATATATTTAAAACAATGTTTACTCAACAGTCACCATGGATAAGAAGTATGCAAGACATTGATACAAAAAAACAAGAATCAATGAACAAGTTTTTTATTAGTCAGTATTAAACAAAATATATCATTTTTGCATTTTGTTTCTATTAATTTTAAAAGCTAGTTATTTTGTCTCTTTTTTGAACTTGTTTTTTCTTTTTCAACAACAACTGCACTTTTATTTTTTTTTTTGTTTAGAAAATATTCAACTTCATTAAACATTCCTGTTGTATTTTTCCAGTCTTTATTATAATTATTTTTATGATAATCTCGAAACTGTTTGCATCCCATGGTGACTTCTTTCATCTCACTTAGATCTGGTGCTTTATAAAAAAATACTTTATCAAACAAGCTATTTTTGACACCTCTATTAACAATAACCATTGATCCGAAATCCATTGTTAGTTGCATGAACACTTGTCTGAATGAATCAAATGTTGGAAACATACCAGCATAGTGATCATATATTCTTTTTTGATTTGAAATATAATCTTCTGCTAACAAAAATATGTAATCAAAGTTAGAGCGCAATTCAGGAGTAATTCCAAGAGGAAACTGCATAGTTAAAATATACATAATTTTATAATGCCTTCCATTATATAATAACTCTTGAATTGGTTTGTCTCTTACCCATGAACCTTTTTGTCCCAAACAGTCATCCATTACTATAAAACATCTAGGATCAACTTTCTTACCTTTCGCTTTTTTTTGTTTTGCTTTTTCAATTACAATTTGTTGACGTTTTAATACATTTTCAATAATTTCACTTTTATATTCATAGTGAATGTATGAATCTGGAAAAAATTTACCATAAAAATTACTCATACGATCGGTTGGAGCAATAATTAGACCCGCTGGAATATCTTTAAAAAAATCCAAAAGTGCTCTGACAACCCAACTTTTTCCTGAACCTCTTTTTGCAATCATAATTATGGCAGGGTCCATAACAAACATATTTAATAAAAATGTTTTAATTGGTAATTTGTCTCTTTTACCTTTCATTTCAATTTCGATATCTTTTCTTGACATTTTATGTATAAACTAAGTCAGAAAATAATTAATTTTTTCTTGTGTCGCTAACAATGCAATTCTAATATATTTAGTGTTTATAAAATAAAATTAATGGACTTTGGACTTTGATATTTACGCGATATACACCACTAGTGATGGATCGTGTATCATACTACTGGTTATGTGAGCACAAACTGGAGCCATACACGACCAAGAAGTAAGTGGACTCGCTAACAAATCGGCAACAGGGACTGAAAAGATTAGAGCAGTTCTGGTTTTACACCCTTTCCAGATTTCCCTAACGTTTGGAAGAGACCTGATATTGGAAAAATCAGTTGGAGTGATCTCCCATTCGTGTTGAGAACTCGGTCCGTGAACCATATTTGCATCAAAATGATCTATGAAAGCAAAGAAATTGCTATAAATTTTGGAGCGATGTTCATGAAAGATCTGCGACTGACTAATTATAATACCATGTTCTTCGCAGCATTCCCGAATTGCACAATTCTCTGCGGTCTCACCGTTATCTATACTGCCACCAGTTGTCACAAACGTATTTTTCTTAGATTGACACCCTCTCAATGAGATAATTACACGTACTTCACCACTTCTAGTTCTATAAAACACTGTCATGGTTGCATATTTAACTAGTCCAGTATGTGATCCATATACACTGTACATGGTAAGGGGGTGGTGGAGCGGAGCTGACATTAAGCAATGAACAGATTTTCCAATTTGTTGAATGGAAGGACAAAATCTTGTTAGATGACTGTTTATAGCATGACAATTTCTACAATGGTGTCTACTTCCAATTCCACATGCATGGCATCCTATTTGATTGCAAAGAATGTACGATTCATTCGGATATCTCACTGTAGATTTGCATTCTATTGCGCGATGGGCAACATTATGAACATTGCAAGTGCGACAATAGTGTTCAACACATCCTAAAGTTTGGCAATTTTTGGCTCGACACATTGTTATGAAAGAATATGCGTACAAAAAAGGTTATAATTGAAAAATCAATATACAACGTTAATATATATTCTACAACAAATAGGCATTACAGCTAGATTGTAATTTCAATTTTTTAGCAATGTATGTGCGTTTAAATTTGTGTTATTTAAATCTAATAACATATTATATTATGATGTCGCAAATTAAAATATCAGTTGATGAAATTTGTACGTTAGTGTTACCAAAAGAATATAAATACTTTAGTAATCCAATACTAAAATTACCAGAAAATATGTCAATTTCTGACATAACACTTGTAATAGTCCAAATAGGTGGAATGGAATTTGACAGAATTTATGGATCAGTAAATTTAGAAATTCTTTACAAAAAATTCAATGAAGAGTTTGATTTAAGTTCTAAATTTATTAAAATATTATGTTGTCCTTTTAATAAAGATAATTTAGTTCCGAACGGAGGAATTAAATATCCGACAAAAATTATGCTAGAATACAAAAATGGCGATAAACTAATAAGAGGAATTCCACAAGGCTGTGAATTTTATTGTGATATACATACAGATGCATGCGATGATTTTAAAACGTCTGAATTCTTAACGTTACAATCTCAAATAAATCAAGAGCTTGTGTTTTCTAAACACCATAAATTGGCGCTAAATTTTAATCATGTTGGAGATACAATGTATGTTTATTCAAAAGATATGGAAAATAGGCTAAGCAATGTTGAATTGATAAAAAATGGAGAGTTATTTGAATGTACTAAATATGAAAAAAACCACATTGTGGTTTTTGATCTTAAAAATGAAAATTTAAATGAGAATTCTTTTAGGTTGGATTTTGATTGGGATGAACAAAAAGGCATTGTTAGTGTTTTATTACTCAATCACAATATTTGTAAAAGATCTGGTTATTTGACTGGTTTAGCATATTTTTAATAATAAATTAATGCTGCTTTTTTCCACACCCCAAATATCTTGGAAATGGGACACAGTCTTTAACACTATCAGCACCAGTTACAAATTTGACGAGACGTTCAAACCCTATACCACAACCTCCATGTGGTATACTTCCATATTTTCTCAAATCGATATAAAATTGTAATGGTTCTCTAACTAGTTTCAATTCGTCGATTCTACTTTCTAATTCTTCAAGTTTGTAAATTCTTTGACTACCTCCAACAAGTTCTCCAACATCCGGAACTAAAATATCAAAACTATCAACGTGTGCCACATCATGGGATTCTTCTAATGTTTCTTCTAAAACTGGCATATAAAATGCTTTTACTACTTTTGGATATCTCATCACAATAACAGGATGAGAATATTTGACATCAACCAAATATCTTTCATGTTCAGAACCCATATCTTCATCATAAGATGGCAAACTTTGAAAAGTTACTTTTTTATCTTTAACATCTTGAAGCATTAATTCTACAGCTTGTGCATGAGTAATTCTTACAAATGAATCACTGATATATTTTTCTAATTTTGTTTTGTGACTTGTATCTTTTAAGAATGCCAGCTGTTTTGGACAGTGTTCAATTACATATTTAAGACAAAACTTAATAAATTCTTCACTAATGTCCATAATATCTTTTGCTGATCGACTAAATTTTTTCTCAATTTCAATCATACTAAACTCACATAAGTGTCTAGTAGTTTGGGAAGGTTCACCTCTAATTGAGCGAGTTACAGTCCATACGTTGCCAAGAGGAAGATGTGTTTCAAGTTCTAGTTGTGCAGACACTGTTAAGGATGCCTTTGTTTCAAAGAAATCCTTAGAAAAGTCAACGATATCAGTTTCAGTCACTATTGTGCTTAATCCATCCATTGATTTAGTTATTTGTGTTTTTGTTGGTATTTTTGACTTTGAGTTTTCTGTTAAAAGTAATGTTGCTTGCATTGGTTGACAACCACCTTCACATTCCGAAAATGTAATAAGTGGCATATCAACTTTTGTATATCTCTTAGATTCAAAGAAAAGTTCTGTTGCTTTCATTAGACTTGATCTAATTTTATAAATTGCACTTTTATGTTGCGAATGACATTCCAAATGTGAAAGACTACGTAAAAGTTCTATGTTTGTGCTTGCTGATCCAGCAAGTGGGTAGTGTTCAGGATCAGTTACATGTCCAGTAACGTAATACTGTACCCCTTGCATTTCTAACTTTTGTCCACTTGCTGGAGAAGCAACAATTTTACCTTTAATAACTATTCCTGCACCTCTTGCAACTTTAGTAAGTTCGTCAAAGTATACTGGATCTTGCGACTGTTGAAAAATTATTTGAAATGGTTCCATTTTACTTTCTGCAGAATCTGACAATTTAACAAAAATAAGTTTTTTTTGCCATCTTGCAGTATGAACCCAGCCTGCGATTGTTATAGTTTTACCTATAAAACTATCATCAATTATGTCAATTTCTGTTATTTGACTCAAAAGTTCATCCAACATTTCCTTTGTTTCTGTTTGCATTTTTATATTTTAGTAATAAAAGTAAAAAATGTACAATGTATCTTTTAAATGTTTAATTATCAATTTTAATTATTTAAAATCAATGCCGGAAACCTTAAAAAAGTATATATGGTTTTTAAATTTATCTTTTTTTTATGCTGTAAATTAGATTTATATAGCTGTTTTTTATGTGTCATTTTTTAACAAAAAATATAAAATGCATTTTAT